GCTTGTAATTTATTTTTACCCATACCGTAAAACAAACCAAGATTAATTGTTTTAGCTTGTGATCTTGGTATGTCTGCCATCTCAGCTACAATCTGGTGAAAGTCTGCATCACCATCGTTGTATGCATCTAATACATCTCCAACAGCATACATATTTTGTAATGCTGCATAGTGTACAACTAGACGTGGCTCTTGTTGTGAGTAATCAAAACAACCCCACGTATGATTTTCTTCTGGTATAAACAAAGATCTAATCAGTGGACCTATCTCTTTATTACGTGCAGGTATCTGTTGTAAGTTTGGATTACTATAACTAAATCTACCGGTCACAGTCCCACCTTGATCTGATCTTAATTGATTTATCTCTGCGTGTATTCGACCCTTGTGTGAGTGTTTTATTATGGTATCTATAAAAGTTGTGTGAGATTTATTTATCTCTCTTGCACGTGCAATATATTTAACAACAGGATGTGGATGATTCTGTAGAAAGTTTTTAGTAAAAGATGGAGAATTTGTTTTTTCAGTTCGGTCAAAAGGTAGGTTTAGTTTTTCAAAAACTTGCGCAATTGAACGAGCAGCCCATATTTGGGTATCTACTCCTGTCTCTGTTTTTACTTTTTTTAATAATTCTTTTTCTTCTGTTAGCAGTTTGTCTTTCAACAGGTGTGCTGTTTCGATATCTACTCTCACACCTAAAAATCTCATGTCAACAAGACAAGGGAATAAATCGGTTTCTAATTTAAATATATCTTCTATATCCTGGGTATAGATTTCTTTCTTCATCTCCTCCCATAATTGTAGAGTCATCTCTGCATCTCTTTCAGCATACTCACCCACATACATTGCAGGCAGCTTATACATCTCAGACTTAGCATCTATGCCCCATTCCTTGGCTGTTTCGGTCAAAATAGCCTCGTTTTTGCCCTTTCCGAGGTAATCCCTACCCAAACTACCTAAATCGTAACGAAAGCGATTCTCGTCCACGAGAGAGCCAGCAATCATGGTATCTACTATCTTACCTGCTATTTTTAGCCCTGCAGCTCTAATAAAGCATACATCATACATAGCGTTGTGAAATATCTTAGTTGCAGGTGTATTTAGAACACTTTTAAAGTATTCCATGACTTTCTTCTTATCCATATTACCACCGCCTTCGTGTGCAATAGGATAATATGCGGACCAATCTTTTACAGCTAAAGCAATACCTACTATCTCTGCTCTACCTGTAACAGATCCGGACCCCATAGTTTTAAGATCTGGGTCTTTTGTTTCTAAGTCAATTGCTATTTCTTCATAGCCAGACAAATCTTTAAACTCCTCAGGTGGTAACCATTCCACTTGAGGTGAGAACATTGGTTTCTGTATCATTTTGTATCTTTCAACTTTTTAATTTCCAAATCACAGTAGTGCTTTATCTTCTCTAGATCTTCTATCTTATTTTTATATAAATATCTACAGACGTATTTCACAACGTTTCCTTGAAAAAAAGAAAGATTATTTTTTGAAATAAATTCGTAAGGTTGAATCACAAAATTTTTGTAATGAGATCCTCCGATTTGTTTATCTTGTGGAAACGAATCATCAAATATATCTTTGCTTGTCATATTGTAAATCCTTTGTATTTTTGTTTTGGTTCGATGATATGCAGATGTTCCTTGGTCCGTGTTGCACCAACATAGAATAATCTATTCTCGTCATCTGGATTATCTTCGTACGATTTCATTGTATTTAAACTTAGGTCTGTGAGCAGCACAACGTTTTCTGCTTCACCACCTTTTGCACCATGTATAGTTGACAAAGTTATACGCGGTGCTTCGTTTAACTTCTCTCCATTCTTTCTCATCTTTCTTAAATAATCAGTATCTCTTTTAGCTGCATCATCAAATGCTTCAAACCAAACAGTGTCTGTTTTTAATCCATAGTATTCTTTTAGCATTGCAATATCATACATGCTATCTTTGATCATACCTTTTAGTTTATTCTTATCTGCATTCTTATTCATGTAAGAATATATTCTTTCTACTTGATCGTATGACATTGGTTGACCTTTACGTAAGTTCTCCCAGTCTATAGCTGCTACGTGTAAGTTTTGTTCTCTAGTTTTTCTAAACTTGTTTTGATAATGGTAACCATTTAAATATAGAGTTGGTTCTAACTGGTCTAACATATATTTAGTTCTAGCTAAAACCAACCACTCGCCCGATGACATATCTACTTGTTCAAAATCATCGTATCTTGATAATGATCCTTCATGAGTCTTTGGATACCAAGATTTGTCAATTCTTTTTTTAACTCTATTTATTAAACTCATTGCTAAGTTGTGTACCTTTGCAGGTATTCTATAAGATTGTTTTAATGGCATCATCAATCCCTCTTGTGCAATAAAAGAATCTACATCTGCTCCTGCCCATCTAAATACTGCTTGATCATCATCACCTGCAATAAAAGAATCTGTTGTCTTATTCCAAATAGTTTTTGCCATGTCCCATTGCATGTTAGATAAATCTTGTGCTTCATCTATAAATACAACATCAAACTTTGGTGACTTGTCAGACTTTATAAATTCTAAAATCATATCGTTAAAGTCTATGAGTGTATGTTCCTTTTTATATCTCTCCAATTCATTTGCAATGATACGTAGCTTATCTCTTTCTAAATCTTGGTTGTGTTCATTTAAATCAAATTGTTGTTCAGCTGTCATGTTTCTAAGTTTTGCTAAATTAATTATTCTAAGATACTCACTATCAGATGTAAAAATTCCTGAGTGATCGCTCTCGTAGACAGCATAGTTTACAGGAAAACCTAGTTTCTTTCCAAGATCCATGTAGTGTCTACGTTGCATTACATTTTCTTTTTTAATTCCTAGTCTTCTAAATGCTAAAGAGTGTAGTGTTCTGAAGTATGGTAAATCATCTTCTGTTAGATTAAATTTTTTAACTGCTCTGTCTCTTGCTTCGTATGCAGCTTTCTGCGTAAATGCAAAGTATCCAACTTTATCTGGATCTGTTTCTTTTAAATAGTCATCTACTTTATTCAACAATGTGGTGGTCTTGCCTGTTCCCGGTGGTCCTAATACTATTGTTTTCATAATTGCGTGGGGCCCGAAGGCCCCAATGTTTTATTTATTAGTTCTAAAATCTCTAAACACAACTGGTTTAAAGTTTTTTAGTCCTTGGTTGTGTTTATTATAAACTCTATTTATAATATCTAGCCATTCTTGACTATTAGTAGCACCTTTAAATTTAGCAGATAACTTTTCTACTTTTTTTAAAAAGTGGCTTCTATTAAAGCCAACATGACTTAAAGCATGCAACATAGAGTAATAAAAAAAACTATTTTTACATTTACTAGAGTCTATTTCAGTTAAGACTTTATTGATGTATTGAATAGTTTGTTCAGATTCCTCTTTGTCAGCAACTTTAAAAAGACCATCATCAAAATCGTCTTCTTGAGCTGTCGTTCTTCTAGATGAGTTATTTAGAATCGTAGTGGCTACAGAAAATTTATTCTTTAAGCCATAGTCATCCATAAAAGACTTATAATAAATATAGTCTTCATTACCTTTCTCAATAAATTTATTAAGAAAGTTTTTACTCACCCAGTTAGAATTATCAGTGTTGATTTCACTGATATCGTCAGGTCTCATTTTTTTTACTTCAATGAAACGAATTGATTTATTCAATTCACTTCGTGCTTGAAAACGGTGTTGTCCATCAAAGATAGGATATTTACCGTTTTTGTCCTTAGATCCAACAAGTATAGGAATTTCTTTTATATCTCTTCTACTTATTTTTTCTTTTAGACGGTTAACATGCGAACGATTAATCTCACGATTGCCCTTTACGAGTTTGAATATATCGTATTTTCGGGTTTCTTGGATTTCGCCCACGCTTTGTATTGCGCTCATGTGTTTCCTTTTAGTTTGCATCGTCTTTGTTCACGTGCCGATGTTAAACGTGATTTTTGTGTGTACAAAAATTTCATTAGTATGGTGACTCCTCTTTCAATACTTTTTGTTTATACTCTTCTTGTTTCTTGTCAAACTCTTTGACTGCAAACACAGATAATTTTTCTTTACCTACACGTTTGTTCTCACAATTACATTTTTCTTTTAACATTTGTGCTGTTCTAGAATAACCAAGATCCCATCTTCTACGCATTAAGAACTGATGATAGAATCTATCAAACACAAAGTGATGATATCCGTTGTTTGTCCACACACCACCTTTTGGTAAATCTGTTTTATCTGTAGAAGACATTCTGTTTAGACAAAACTCTTCTAAATGATTCTGTAATTGATCCTCTGTACGTAAACCTTCTGCAGGTTCTGTTATCTCCGCACCATTTAATAATTGATTTGTTACGACTACCCAATCTTTTTCTTTTAATGTTGGTGGTCTAAATTTTAATTGCACCATACAAGATTCTTGAAACAAACTTTGTTGTCGTAAATGTTTTACAGTATCTAGTTTTAATCTTTGTCCATCTACGTTCATGTAATAATATGGATCTTCTAAATCTATAACCTGTAAATCTGTTAGATTAGGAAACATTATCTCTTGTCCTATACCAAACTTTCTACTTCTACATAAAG